TTCTCGTTTTCAAATTCAAAGTATTCATCAAAGCCTTTCATTATGTATTGCTCGATGCACTGCTTGATTGTTGCTTCATTGGGTGTGTCAGTGTGTTTGTGTGCCCTATTATATCCTGACTCTGTGCCTTCTTCAACTATTCGTTCAATCAGTTGGTAAGTTTTTAAGCGCATCACGATACAGAATCATCATCGTATACAGTAAGCATCTCTTCATCCCCATAAGCAGAACAGCGCACATAATCCAAACCCCCATCTAGCATATACTCGTTGCCATTAGCGTCTAAGTGGGTTACATAATCGTGCCTATGCTTTGACTCAAGTATTGTCCCATCAGGGGTACGCATACGGTTCCTTAGTATCTTATCCATCACTCTTCTACTCATTTTCAAACACTACTTGATTTAACAGTCGGGCTAAATACCACTGAGCTTTCTGTAAGTCCTCTACCTGCTTGCCCTTGTAGTCGTAACGCCACAGGTACTTCATGCAGTTGCCCTTGAGGTAGCCTTTGAATGCGTGACTGGACATAGACTCTTCAATGGCTTCAATGCACTCAATGTTGCCTGTGTTGTAGTGCCTAGGAGAGCCTACCATGTCTTCCTCTTCTTCATCTTCCCTAGCAATTATGTCCTCCAAAGACTCATCTTCCCAGAGGTCTACATCTTCATCGTGAGCTGCCTTCATCCACGCATCTATGCCTCTTCCTTTTTTAGGCTCAGACCAGCAGCTTCCAAAGTCAACGGCATCGGCAGTGACAATCGGGTCAGTTCCTCTGGTGCTGTCATAAACCCAGTTAGAATTTAAACGCTTCATGTACTCCTCAAACGTAGGGTGGCCTGTATCTCTAACTCTATCCCAGTCTTGTGGCGTTGCGTCATTAATGCTCATCTTTAAAATCCTCTCTCTTTTTTCTATTAATCCAGTTATCAGGTATGCTATCTTCGCTGAACCACCTGAAGTCATTTGCAGAAGCCCACTCGCCGTGTGACCGCCTTGTTCCATCTTTACGTACCTTGGCAGCAGGCATCGGAGCGCTGGGGTTGGCAAACAAAAACACAAGCTCAACGTCATCCGGAAGAACTTTCGCTATCCAGATATACTTAGAGTATTCTGCGCTGTCCCAGAAACGACCCTTAGCTTCAAGCAGTATTTTCTTACCGTCTATTTCTCTAACAAAGTCTGGCTCATACTTGTGTGTAACAGTATACTCAACCTTGTCAACGTGAAACTCCCATGCATCTAGGATGCCAGAGTGAAGTTCATATTCCCAGTTGGAGTCATAACCTTTTACCAAGTCTTTTTCGACTGGGCGCTTTACTCGTGGCTTCCTATACCCCTTGCGTACTTTCTTCATGTGACTCCTTTCTCTACCGCTGCCCCATCTTCCAAGTAATATCTGAAGATGTAATGTCTTCGACCTGTTTGTCTGGAAAGATTTTTAACAACTGTTTTATTTTAATAGTCAGCCACTTCAGTGTGTAAAAACTATTGTGGATTTTGCCCCTTGCCCAGATGTGTGTCTGTTGAGGCAGCATATCTTTAAAGTTATCTTTAGTAATCTTATCAGCCTCCTCCTCATTGAGGAGACCTTTAAGCCATTCAACTTGTAAATTTTCTGAATGTTTTTTTATTCGCTTAGACTTTTTACGATTCATAGTATCTCATCCACCTTTGGTTCTGCCTCTACATGTGTTAAATATTTGTAGCCGGTAGAGTATTTGAAAGTTCTAAGACCTGCGCCATCATTGGCATCCTTGTGGCATTCATGCTTGTACTTACACCACGCACATCCTTTAGGCAGTTGCATGTTTCCTTTCTTGCCATCAAGTATGGGAGTATAGCATAGTTCTGGTGGCGTGTCAAGTTTTAATTCGTCTAATAGAGTATTTATTTTTGTGTCGATGTTAGGTTTATCTAAATCATCCGGCACATACATGCAAAGCTCACCACTTTCTTTGTTGATAACAAGGAAACCACCCTTGTCTGTGCCTTCTGCTTTTTCGTAACCTGCAAGCTGTCCTAAGTAACCAAAGGGGTCATCGTCAGCCAGTGTTCCTTTAGAAAACTTATTGAAAGCAAACTTAGATGCCGACTTAACGTCTACTACCTGACCGTTAATCTTGCAGTCCATGTGTCCCACGATACCGTTGACTGTAACTTCTTTCTGCTCATCTGTGACCTTGTGTCCTGACATACGTACAAGCATTAATACAATTTCTTCAAGAATGTGACCATACAGAAACTTAATCTGCGTTGCGCCATCAACACCGCCACGGCCATTGGGGTCACGCTTCTCAAACCACAACTGTCGTGAAGGCTTACCTACGTTAGACATTCGGACACTGAAGTCGGTGTCTCTTGGTCTTGGTGTTGCCCAGTGAAGGATAGCTTCTTTTATTGAAGCCATTGTCTCATCAAGCGCCTCCTCCGTTAATGGAAGAGGCGAACCACCTGAAAGGTTTTCAAGCATCCCATAGATGTCAGGGACTATAGTATTAAGCGGCTTCTGGTTCATCTTCTAACTCCTTAAAAGCTTTGATTACATCAGAAGAAAAGAGCTTCTGAAGGTTTAACAAATACATCTGACTTGCTCTGTGGTCACCACCCGACACAGTTTTAAAACTGTCTAGGCGCTTGACAATCTTCTTGAGTGTAGCAGTATTAAAAACCAATGTACAGTATTCATTATCGCCGATACATAAGTTATGGAACCAGTAGTCGGATTCAGTTGCGTCAATACCTGACGGCTTACCGTATGACTTATACTCAATACATATGTTACCTGTCTTCTGCCACAAGTCGCGCTCTGATTTAACTTCTATCTTTTTACCTGTAAGCATTGCTGCAATTTTATCTTCCCGAACTTCGCCGTAAGCTAGGTCAAGGTCAAACTTCTTTCTGTTTTCTTTAGTGGGTTTCATGCCATCCATCTCCGATGTTGAAGTCCCCATCTAAGGGACAGTTTAAGTTTAAGTTTATACCGGCTTGTGCAATTGCTGCAACGCCAAGTCTTCCAACATCCTCTGCGTCTTTTTCTTTACACTCAATCTGCCACTCATCGTGAACATTGGCTACAAATTTAGCGTCAACCTTAAACTTTTTGAAGTAACCATCAAGCACAACCAGAGCTTCTTTCATAACAATTGCACCGGCTGACTGTAACAGTGTGTTAAGTGCGGCGTGTTCAGAGCGTATAGAAAGCTTGCGGCCATCCAGACCTTTTAAGAATCCCTTTTTACTTTCTCGTTGTACTCTTCCGACAAGAGCTTTAAGTGATGGGACACTATTAAGAAACTGTTTTCGCAGCTCTCGCCCTCTTGCCTTACCTGCTTTAGCCACTGCCCCAAGCTTTGCATCTCCTGCTCCGTATAAAAAGGCATAGATGAAAGTCTTCGCCTGATTTCTTGATTCAAGTCCTGCAAGTCTTTGGTTAGCCGAGTGAATGTCTCCGTTGAGAATTTCATTAGTGTACTCCGTATCGTTCATGTAGTGTGCAAGCATTCTAAGTTCTAACCCAGACGCATCAATACCTACAAGTTTATTACCATCTTTAACAGTCCAACAAGACCTACACTCTTTACCGTAGGGTGAGTTGCTGCTAGGTATCTGAGCCATGTTAGGATGGCTGTGGGTCATGCGGCCAGTCACTGCACCGTTAGGATTAACATAACCACGCACCCTGTTGTCAGGGTCAACTGCTTTTATCCAACTGTTTACCTGAGCCAAGCGCTTCTGAAGCATTAAGTATCTAGCAATCAAAGCAGCTTCAGGTATACCATTAACCTTGGACAGTGTACCTTCGTCAACGATAGGCTGTCCGGTAGGTGTAAAGTTTTTAGGTGTCCAGCCAGCATCAATAAGATACTCACCTATCTGCTTACGAGAACCTAGATTAAAGTCTATATGTGTCTCACGCTTGAGAGGCTTGTTGGTTTGAAGCATGATATTATACTCGTCATCAGTAAGTCTAACACCCTTACCATCTGGGCCTTCAGAAACCTTAGCAAGCTTACCGCTTTTAGTATACTTAGGCTTGAGAATATCTACGATAATCTTGGGCCTGAATGTCTCATGCACTTCAGATTCTGTAGCATCAAGCTTCTCTTGGAACATTGCAACAAGCAGCATAGCCTTACGCATGTCTAACTCGAAACCATTGCGGCGTTGCTGGTCTATAATCTTAGCAACTGAATGCTCAAGGTTTACTGCGGTAGGTGTGAAGCCTCGGCTCTCGACACGCAACTGCTGATATACCTTAGTGTTCAGTTGTACATCACGCTTACAATACTCTAGCATCTCAGGGCAGTAAGCATCCCAAGCATCTTGGTTGTCACCGTAGTCACCCTTGTTAAATTTAAGGCGGTAACCCCAAGACTCTAGGCCGTGACCACCCTCACGAGTTGGCTTAAACAGTCTAGACAATACCAATGTGTCTACAATGTTCTTGTTGCTTAGGTCAAGTCCTGTAATTTTCTTGATAGCCGGTAGGTCGTAGCCAATAATGTTGTGGCCGATTAGTTTGTCTGCGGTTCGTAGTAAACCATATCCTTCTTCTAGCTGGGTGTTGTCAAAAGTAAACACATCCATTGTGTCTACGTCTTGAGCAACAATACAAAAGATTTTAGTAGGGTCAAGTCCGTCTGCCTCAATGTCAAACACTAAGTTAAAGTTACTCATAGCTCATCTCCGTCAAAGGCATCATAGTTATTACCGTCATCAATCTCTCGTAGCCTGCCGGTGTCGGCATCGTATAGAAGACTACAAGCCACACCAACATCTCCAGTGTATCTAGATTTAAGCACTCGCACCTTGGTGGTTGATGCCTCAATCTCATCCTCTGATTGCTGGTTGCGCTCTAGAGATATGACACAGTCTGATAACTGAGCGATACTCTGAGAGCCTCGAAGGTGTGATAGCCCTGTCTCGATACCGTTCTCATGTCCACGGTTGCCCTCAACTCTACGAAGATGGGACACCAGTATCATACCGGCACCTGTCTCTTCTACAAGGGAGCGTAGTCGGTGCATGATACCATCAATAGCTTTGCGCTCATCGCCTTCTAAGGCTTGAAGCACTAGCATATGAAGGTGGTCAACTACAACCCACTTACAATCTAATCCAATAATCAAGTAGCGTAGCTTACTAAATATATCTTCTAGATTGTTTACACCGAGGTGGGCATGAATCCAAACACGCCCCTCGTTCTCTCCCATAAATACTTTGCGATAGTATTGTTCAAGCTTGTCATCACCCATCTTATTCTTAACGCTGTCTAGGTGTAGCTTGGCGTTAGCTTCAACAGCCATGATACCTTCAGCGGTGCGGCTCCAGTTCTCTTCAAGAGCTACAATGCCTACGTTATCTTTGGTGTGGTTGATAAGCCAGTGCTCTAGCTCTCTGGTAACAGAAGACTTACCAAGACCAGTGCCGCCAGTAAGAGTTACTAGCTCACCTGCTCTCATGCCTTCTAGCTTCTTGTTTAAGCCGCCCCACGGATATGGGATTGACGGAAGCTTCTCTGTTCGGAGCCGCTTGTATTCGTCTAGCTGATTAGACAGGTTCATAATCCCTGAAGGGGTGTAGACTTTTGCATCCCAGAAACAGTTGACGAATGTGGAATGCTTACGTGCCCTGAGCATATCGTTAGGGTCTTTGAAACCTTCGGGCAGTGTCATCAGCTTAGCTTTATTGGGAGTAAGAAGCTTTGCAATTGCTTTCGCTCCGTCCCTGCCCACTGTATCGCTATCAAAACAGATGACAACAGCCTCGAAGGATTCAAGAAACTCTAGGCTATTCTTAACGTCACGAGCACCTCCTTGTGCTCCTGATTTTACAGATACTACAGGCCACTTACTTCCAAGTAGTTCGTATGCTGCCATCGCATCACACTCTCCTTCTACCACTGTAATAAACTTACCACCTGCTTTAAACAACTGCTCTCCGAACAGCCCTGTTTCTTTAGAGTCACCCTTCCAAGCGAACTGCTTGTTAAGCTTTCTAACTTTTGTTGCTACCTCTTCGCCTTTATGGAAGTAAGGATAGTGGTGGCTAGTAACTTTACCGTTGAGAGTAGTAGACTTAACGCCATACTTTTTGGCTGTATCAATACTAATATCTCTGTCGGTCAAGGCGTTGTAGCTAGAACCGCTACCGGTTCCGTTGGGCTGATACTTTGTAAAGTCCGTTACAGTATCTGGTTGTTGCACTTCCGATGTGCCGTAGTTTTTAAAATAAGTATTGCAGCTAAAGCAATATGCAGACCCATCATCATTCTGTGATACTGGGTCACTCCCCCCACAGTCATTACATGGGAGGTGGAATTTAACAAACGGCATGGTGTTACCTCTAAGTTAGCCTTCGATTGCAACTTCCGTGTCTTCTGTGTTTTCAGTGATAGCTTCATCCGTAAGCTTATCTTCAAATAACATTTTAATATGCTGAGCTGCTGCTTGGTACAACTGCACATCATTATTAGACACTTGAGCTTTAACCATTGCATCTTTCAAAAGCCCGAATAATCCTTGGGCTTCTTCGTCAAGAAGGCTAATGTCATATGCCGTTCCCTCTTTTGTATAAGTATTCATTAAATCACTCCCTCCATTTCATCTTCTACATCAAACTCTCCGCCGTCTACTGTACCGACAGATACTAAATCAAGAACCTGCATAGCTTGGAAGTCTAAGCCCTTGAAGGTCTTACCTTTCCAAACAGATTCCCACTCTTTGTACTGAACCTTAACTGTAGAGCCATTACCTACACGCTCATCAATTGGATTCTTACTAGCGTCAACAAGCTTAGGTGCTTGGCGAACCATTCCGTTGGGGCCATTAACTTTGCGCTTGATGATTAGTGCTGGGCCTTCGTCCATGTCTTTAACTGCAAAGCCTCTAGACCGAAAGCCTTGTGCAGTGTCTTCATCTACTACTAAGTTTACTGTATATACTGGTTCGTAAGTAGTGTTAGGGGTAGTTACGCTTGCCCAATATGCTGTTCCTGATAATATAGCCATGTTTATATTTCCTATCGTTGGTGTTAAAATTGAAGTGGCATTGTACCACAAGTTACTACGT